ATGAAGGACTATTGTGAGGACTTTAGCAACTATCTGATTCATACAAAATCGGTTTCAGCGAATACGCTCGATTCATATCTCCGTGATGTAGAACACTTTTTATGCTTTGTTGAAGCGGAGGGGCTGGACAACCCCGCTTCAGTTAATGTGGATTTTATGAAACGTTATGTCAATAAAATGGCAGATGTAAAAAAAACGAACTCCACAATTACCCGTAACATTGCATCAATTCGCTGCTTTTATCAATATCTAATCATAAACAATCAGGCGGAAAGCAACCCGGCAAAGGCCGTAAAAACCGAGAAAACACAGAAAAAACTACCGCAGATATTGAGCGGCAAGGAAATTGAACTTCTTTTTGCACAGCCGGACATCAAAGAACTGAAGGGCTGCCGCGATAAAGCAATGCTTGAACTTCTGTATGCAACCGGTATTCGGGTTACTGAGCTCGTAGATCTAAATGTTGAGGATATTAACTTACATACGGGAATGCTATACTGCAACAAAAATAAAGCAGAAAGAATCATCCCGGTGTATTCCACCGCAATTTCTATCGTGTCGGATTATATCTTAAGAGCCAGAAGCTTGATTATAACCCCGGATGGGGGACAGGCACTGTTTACAAATTTAAACGGCCGTCGGCTTACACGCCAGGGTTTTTGGAAAATTGTAAAAGGCTATACTGAGCAGGCCGGAATTGTAAAAGAAATTACGCCACATACATTGCGTCATTCTTTCGCTCTTCATTTGCTGGAAAACGGTGCAGAACTAAAGGATATTCAGCTTATGCTCGGTCATGCGGATATTTCATCTACGCAGGTATATGTTCATTTGCTGAACGACCATTTTAAAGAAGTTTATAATAATTGTCATCCTCGAGCCAAATTAGGATAGGAGTGAAATTCTTTGGGTTTATTTTCAAGTAATTATAACCGGCCAGGTCCTGGAGTCAGAAAAGATGAACCTGTTAAAAAACCTTTTTTTCGTTTTTTTGAAATATTTTTTCGAAAATTAGGGCAATTGGTTCAATTGAATTTGATTTTTTGCATTCCGGTGATTGTAGCCGCGATTCTGATGTATTTTTTAAGCATGGTAACTAACTTATCTTTTCTTGCTTTTTTGCCGCTGATTCTTATTTCTCCGTTTGTAGCAGGGCTCACGATTGTAACACGCAATTACGCTAGGGAAGAACATTCGTTCATTTTTTCAGATTTTATCGATGCGGTTAAAAACAACTGGGCTGCATTCTTACTTAACGGTGTTGTTTGTTATGCAGTGTATTTTATTTTTAATGTCGCTATTACTTATTATACCGCTCAGCTAGCCTCGAATAATATCTTCTTTATCCCATTGGCATTATGTATTGGCATATCTATTCTGTTCATTTTCTCTCAATTCTATATTCCGGTCATGATTGTTACCTTTGACCTTAAACTGAGTCTGATCTATAAAAATGCCTTTATATTTTCTATTATTGGTTTATGGCGCAATCTACTGCTCACTGTGCTTATGGCAATTATTCTGTTGGGGCTTTTCGTTTTAATGTACCTAATGCCTTTGACCATTATGATTGCATTGCTTTTAGCGGCTGTTATTCTTTTTTCATTCTGTATGTTCCTGATCAATTTTACGGTTTATCCGTTGATTTACAAAAATATGATACTGCCGTTTCAAAAAGAAAATGAAAATACTGAAGTAGAAAATACAAAAGAGAATATCGATTTTAAAGATTAAAAAAAGAGCCGATTATTTCGGCTCTTTTTTTGTTTCGTTAATTTTGTTAACAGGTATGCTATCTGGTTTTTTATCAGGGTTGATCTTTATTGAATCCCTTTGCTTTACATTGGATAACGGATTAGCCTTCGCTGCGTTAGCCATTTGTTCATCGGACAAATGGGTGTAGATTTGTGTAGTACCCAGATTTTCGTGCCCTAGGATGTCCTTCAGGACGCGAATATCAACATGACCATGTTGATACATTAAGGTCGCAGCTGTGTGTCTTAGCTTATGTACGGAGTACCCGGGGCCACTCAGGTCTATTTGCGCCAAATATTTTTTAACAATGTACTGAACGGTTTTAGGGCTGATTCTTTTATTTTGTTTGCTGATAAACAGTGCATTTTTATCAATCAGCGCGTCATTGGGCCGAACCGCGACGTAACGGTCAATCGCGTCTATACAAGCATCATTCAGATAGATGATACGCTCCTTATTTCCTTTTCCTGTGATCTTCATGGTGGAGGTTCCGTGGCGCACATCACTCATATTAAGGCTAACCAGCTCCGAAAGACGCATGCCGCAATTTAGGAACAGTACCAGCATACAGTAATCACGTTCTTTTGTGGGCCCGTCCACTTTTGAAAGCAGATCCAGACTTTGCTCCAATGTTAAATATTTAGGAAGGGATTTTTTCAATTTCGGCGTTTCCAACTCTTCAACCGGGTTCACAGTAAGCTTTCCGACTTTATTGGTCAGATACTTAAAAAAAGCGCGGAGGCTTGAGACCTTACGGGAACGTGTTGCCGCTTTATTGTGACGGTCAATGCCTACGTAGTTCATATATTCGTAAACATTGGTAAGAGTTATGGTTTTAATTAAATCTATGTCGATATCGGAAATTCCAATTGCTTCAAATTCAGCAGTTGGGGGGACGAGGCCGCGATTTTTTTTAATATATCTGAAGAATGTGCGCAAATCAAGATAATACTCCTCAACAGTTTTTGGGGATTTTCCCTTGATGGTTTCAACATACCCTAAAAACTCTTTGATAATTGGCGGTGCTTCCGTAAAAAAATCTGATTTCATATAATTTCTCCAATCATTTATTAAAAAATATATAGTTATATAGTTATATTGTACGTGAAACTGTTTCACGATTTAAAAGCGTAAAACGAGGAAAGTAAACAAACTGATCAGCATGGCAGCCAAAATATTAAAGACGAAGCTGATGTACAATGAATTAACAGTTATATTTGGAAATTAAGAAAGTTTATATAAATATATATTTTCTTCAAAAATCCGATTAGCTAGAAATAATTTATTAGCCAATCAATTATACAAGTTTTTCTCTATATAAAAGTTTAATTGATTGGTTTGGATAATTGCAGCTAAGACTGTGAATCATTCTGAATGATTCCAGAGTGATTCACAGAAAATTAGTTTGGAAATTAGAAAGCTAATATTAATTCTAAGATGAATCAGCTGTTCATGTATTTAAGTTTAACTTCAAATCGTTGAAAAGGTAATTTAATAATAACCTACAATTTAGTGGGTTTAGAGGAAAGATTCAGGTTTTCTTCTTCCCTTAATTATACAAAATATTCATTTTGTATAATTGTATGTCAAATTTTAGGCTGTGTCAAGTGTACCCCTACTGCTCCGGCCTGTCAACAGAATAAAATCTTTCCGATATGGTATCGATATAATTATGCAAAGACAACAATTCATCAGCACTTAAAAATTCAAATTTTCTAGATTCTTCAAAAAGAAGTAACAAACGACCAGATGCCAAAATATTCAAAATGTCATTTTGTTCAACTATCGATTCTTCAACTTCTTTCTTTGTCCATAAAATACGCTTAAGGACAAATTCTTTCACATCATTAATATCTGCCATTTTAAACCCCCTGCCGGAGAAAAACCGCTCCGACTCGGTATGTTGTTTTATTCAGCGTCTTGTTCGTCAAACTGCTTTGAAATCTCCGCTTTGAGTTTTTCCCATTTTTTAATAGATGCAGGCAATACAACTGTTTTGCGATATTCGGAACACTCAGGGTCATTATTCATTTCTCTTTTCATGTCCCAAATAAGACCAGTTAATGCAATCTGTAAATCGCATACATTTAATCTCCTAAGTTCTAATGTCATAATATTATCATTTTTCATTTTTAAGCCGCCCCTTTCGGTGTCGGTCACCGCCCGTATTTCCTTAACTTCTGATACTATTATAGCATACTTATAGCAGTATGAATATTGGCAATAGTAGCATACTTATAGCAGTATATTTGTACAATATTATACTTATATCAGTATGCAAAAAGTGATATGATAATACCGAGGTGATTTTATGGGAAAAACATCAACAGCAAGCAAAAATAAATACAACGCTAAAGCCTACGAACAAATACCGCTAAGAGTAAAAACAGGACAAAAAGACGAAATCAAAGCAAAAGCAGATAGCCGAGGAATGAGCCTAAACGCTTACATAATCGACCTCATAGAAAAAGACATGGAGCGGTAAAAACCGCTCCTATTTTTTATTCATCCGTTCCAATATTTTGATGGTTTCATCATCCCAATAATTGTGACGGCGCGGATCCGAATCGTCACCCATAGAAATATCTAACTTTTCCATGATTTTGTTAAGCCGACTGATAATAGCATCTTCACGGTGAAATTTACGCTTGATTTTAAAGTGCCGTGCACTTGTGTGTTTGTTCTCGAAGAAATCACAATTTATGCACTTCCCCATTTCGCCGTTAGAAGCCCTACAGGGCACACAACGATATCTTGACAAACTATTCCATCCTGCTTTGTAAGGGCAATAGCGGCCTGTACAGGCTACGCAATTACACAAGTGACACTGGAAGTTAAAACCCTTGTAAGCGAAGCCCCTACCTTCTTGTTTTCCCAAAATCATTCACCCTTCCAAAACGTACACCAAGTAACAGGAATACCATCCAAATAAGATTGACAATTAAACCGTTTCAAACAATTCCCACAAGTTTCGCCGTCATGATGACTTCCACAAAATTCAGATGCCCATTTATCAATATCATGATATTTATCCATCATTCACACCCCTTTAAAATTCTAAATCATTGTCAGAAATTGCCGCCATAATACGCTGTGCATTAGCCACGGCCTGTGCATCTAAGCTGCAGCCTAAAGGTACCCAATGTTTCACCAGTTCATCATGCTTCATTTGGTCCTCATGAGCCTTTTTGAGTGCAGCACAATCAGACGGAGTCAATAAATTTGTAGGTTCGGACGGCACCGGTCCATAGTCCCTATTCATCTTTTCAATCAAAGGCTGTGTGCTAACCAAAAATTCTTGCTTTTTGTTGTATGTAGCTGAATCAGCCATCTTCACCAGTTCGGTAACATCACCGCCATGCGCGGCAAGATATGTTTTCATACTGCTCGAAGTTTGATTACTTAGATACCGCTCTAGACTTTCCAGATTGTATTCCAAGCCGCCAACATAGAACCCTTTAATCTTTTTCGCACCACCGCAGAACGTGCGCCACCACCGTGTAACTGTCATACGTGTATGGTTTGTATTGCCAACCTCATTCACTTCACGTGTAAACCGCAAATAATCAAACAACATACCCTGATATGCCTGTCCGATACTGCCAAGTTCTAAAGCCCTCATATAGAAACTCAATGCCGCTTCATTTCTGAGCTGAAACTCTGCACGAATCCAATGTGAATCTGGTACACCACGTTCAATTGCTTTGTTATAAATTCTTAACCGCCTATCACTCTTCGGAGAACCAAAATACATAGATTCTTCTGAACCACTGGAATAAACGATATATTGTGAACGGGATATATACCGACGTTGCATCACATGCCGAAATAATGTAGAAAATGAAAGTATCTCCTTTTCCCCATCTTCCGGTTTATCATCACAGGCAATATCCAAACGTGCAATATGAGAACCCTCAAGGCAAAGGAATTGTTCAATAAAATCAATCCAATTAAGATGATTTTCATAAAGAGATTCAAGGAATCGACAGCCATGACCGGACATTTCAAGAATAATATAATCACCGAAATGTATCGAAATTCCACCGGAATACAATTTACGACCGAGCCACCGACTATAACCGGATTCCATATTCACATTTTCAAGGTGCAATATCTTAAGCAATTCAGCAAGTTCAATCTGCCGAATAGAGAGTGTCAAATAGTCAACTAAAATGTTCATTTTTGACCTCAAAAAAGTGCAAATTTTTGAAAAAAAATAATCGCCGTTTTTCCTTAGAGCCATGCAAGTTTCAAGAGTTTTGTATGAATGTCATTACCCCCGTGCTACAGAGCGGGGGTTTTTGCTTTCCCCTGGGAGAAAATCGATAGAAAAAGAACGAAAGAACAATACAAAAATCAATGTATTTTAAGGTTATAATTAAGTAGAGGATTTTGCCCGCCGTTGGTGTCAGGGGCTCCGCCCCCACTGCCCCCAACGTCTGGCTCCTAAAATCGAGCAGCAGTTTTTTTAACAGACCGTTTACCCTCTTTCGTAAGTTCAGATATATTACTGCCAAGTTCTCCCCTATTTTGCATTATTTCAGTATCAGAAACATACTCTGCTTTTAACATATTTTGAACCAATTCAGCAGTATCATAACGGCCTCGAACAGTATCAGTCTGAACATAAGCATAAGCACTCATGGGTATCAACGGATATATAGGATTAGAAAAAGCTAAATCATAGTCATGCGAATCATAAACATGTACAGTGCCCATTCTAGAGAAAGGGTGACCCATATGCACATGACAGACTCTGACCGTAGCAACAATATCCCTTAATTGTTTATCTACAAAATTCCATCTTTGGGAAGTCGCAAAAATCATTAAATGCCGTTTCCGAACTTGACATAAATGTTGAAACAATATTTTTGGTACACTTTCTTTACTGGCGGCAAAGTCTCTAGAATTGAATATAGTACCTATTTCATCAATTAAGACTAAACAATTAGCCGGAGCATTTAAAATGTCCTGTGGGCTTACTAAGGGCAAAATAACGGTATGGGCAGGAAAGTTAATCAATTGAAAATTCGAAAGCACAGTAAGTTGTGGATACCGCTTTGCCAACTTGTACGCATCTTGAACCATAGAACAGGTCTTTCCTGCACCGAACCGACCGACATAAATATGTAATCCCCAACCCTCGAAAAGGTCATACCATTTATCTTTGAAATAATGAAATAAATCAATCAAAAGACAAAAAGCCGTATGAGGAACAAGGAAAAGACACTTAAAGAAAAGTATTATTCCAACAAACATTTATAACTTTCCTCCCATGAAACGCATTGAAAATGCTTTAATACCACCAAGAATAGTCATAACAATAAGATAAGACAAACAGACATCAGCAAGGTAACGGAACGCAATTCCAACAGTTACAGGTTCTGTAAAATTCAAACCCATAATACCGAAAAGTTGTTCAGCAAATTGAAGCATAATCAAATCCCCTTTTTAAATAAATCAATTATTATAAACCGAAAAAACATAATAAAAACGATTGCCAATAGACAAAGTTGGTCAAAACTAAGGGATTGTAAATTCATATTCCAAATGTAAGCTGTCATTATTCAAGCACCCCCCATATTAACTTTGCAACCAAGGCAATGACAACCGAACCCATCAAAATCATAATTAATGTCAGATGGAAACCACCAATTACAATCGGAATATTCATGACATTAAGACAGCCGTTAATCATGGTTTGCAAATCAGAAAAAAACGACATTTCATTACCTCCCTACAACTCTAAGAACAACAACGACAACAAGAGCGCCCACAATAATAACCCAAAATTCAGCCGGAAGATAAACAAAAACATTAGATATTGAAGAAAAAAAGTTACTTACTGAATATTGAATCTGTTTAAAAGAAGTAATCGCATCAGAAAAACCATTAACAAAAGATGAAATATCCAATCTAATCACCTCTTCCAA